ATCAGTCTAATTTTAGGATTGATAAAGAAGTTAATGCAATGGCTCTCATTGCAAAATTAATAGAATTAAAATGAAAAAGTTTTTAATATTTCTTATAATTTGGATTAGTCAAAATTTGGCAATACCCTTTTGGATGTTAGGACATATTCATTTAAGTTTAAATGTATATCAAGACTTACACGAAATAATCGCTAGTGTAGGTATGAATATTTTAGTAGCGATTGGATTTTATTTAGATTATAAACAAAACAAAAACAATTAAATTAAATTAAAAATGAGTGAACAACAAAACATGCAGATGAATGTTGATTTGAAATCAACAACACCAATTGAGGGCATAGATGGAAATCATGTCTTCCAACAAGGAGTATTACTTAGAAAAGTATCTAAGTTTGTAGTAGGAGCAGAAGAAGATGCTGTAATGCCTATCCCCGTATTTTTTGATTCTAAATCAGGCAAAGTACTAGAATCAACTATCCCAGTGGATCTTAGAGAAGAATACAAAGAAATCTCTATTTAATGTCCCAAATTGAGGTAAAAAATATATTTGATTGGTTGGAGGAGATAACTTACAAGAAATCTCCTCCTTCAAATTTCTCACAAGCTTCGTGGGATAAGTGGAATTCTTACATGATACATAGATATGTATCAATGTATATAGGTTACATTGATGTTGCAAACTATGTACAAAAGATAAACCCACAAAACAAACAACAAATTTATTCAATTTACCGAGAAATGATCCCAAAAAAGAAAATCTGGCTTAAATATATCAAAAACCAAAGAAGAAAAAATTACCAAGAATTAGCAGAATATGTAGCTGAACATTTTGAATGTTCTCTTGGAGAAGCAGATCATTACATTGATATCTTAAGACGAGTTGGAGTTGAAGGAATTTTGATAAATATGGGAGTTGAAGAAAAAGAAATTAAAAAATTATTGAAAAAAGCAGAATTATGAGTAAATTAAGAAACATGCTTTACACTTCAGCAATAGCTGACAAAGCAAAAGCATTATTAACCTTAGAATTACTAGAAAAAAATCCAGCAGGGATTGGAGATCATTCAACAGAAGATTTCTATAAAAATGCTGAAGAAGCACTTGCTATGTTAGCGGATGCTGATGAGAGATTAGAAACAATAGAAAAATATTTAGATCAAAAAGAAGTTATTTAACAATATGAAGAAAGCAAGTTATGATGAAATTGTAGGGTCAACCGTAGGTGACTTTGAGAAAATGTATCCTGAATTAGCAGAAGAATTTAAGCAAATTCAAAAAGAACAATATGAATTGTTTGCGGGTAAAATGTTAGATTATGGATTATCAAATATTTCTTTAGGGTCTAATCTTGAAGAGAAAGATGATGTGCATATGTCACTGACAGGCATTTGGTTGCGTTGTAACGACAAGATAAACCGCCTAAAAAACATGTTAAAACGTGAAGGTAAAAATTATGTTAAAGATGAACCTATGATTGATAGTTTCATTGACATATCTAATTATGGTATTATAGCCCAGTTAGTAATGAAGGGAAAGTGGAAAAAATAACCGGATTTGGTTTCTCCAAAGATTGTTCGTATATTCATGGGGTAAATAAAATTAGAAAGTTGTGGGAAAAAAGAAAAAATTACCTCAAATTGTAAAAGATATAAGAGCATATAAACCTGATGAGATAAATTATGCTTACCAGAAAAATGTATCCTATTCTCAATTCTCAATGTATAGAAGCTGCCCCCACAAATGGGCTCTTCAATACAAAGATGGACATAAGATATTTTCATCTACAGTTCATACTGTATTTGGAACAGCTTTACATGAAGCACTCCAACATTATTTAGATGTAATGTATGATGAAAGTGGTGCTGCTGCTGATAGGTTAGATATTTATACTATTTTTGAAGATGCCTTAAGAGAAGAATATCAATTACAATATAAAAAAAATAAAGGTAGTCATTTTAGTTCATCCGAAGAATTAAGAGAGTTTTATGATGATGGGGTTGAAATATTAAAGACTTTTAAAAAGAAAAAAGGTCAATATTTTAATAAAAAAGGATGGTATTTGGTAGGATGTGAAATACCTGTTGTAATGCCCCCAAATAAATTTTATAATAATGTTATATATCAGGGTTACTTAGATATTGTAATGTATCATGAGCCTACCCAAACATTCAAAATTATAGATATTAAAACCTCTACCCGGGGTTGGAATGCTAAAGTTAAAAAAGATGAAGATAAGCAATTCCAACTAATACTATATAAAAAGTTTTTTTCTGAACAGTTTAATATTCCTATAGGTAATATTGATATTGAATTCTTTATTTTAAAACGTAAAGTTTTTAACCACCCCGATTATGTTATCCCTAGAATACAAACATTTACCCCAGCATCTGGTAAAGTAAAGTTGAATAAAGCAGATAAAGCTTTAAATGGTTTTATTGAAGAAGTATTTGATAAAAAAGGATATAAAGATAAAAATTATACTCCAACCCCATCAAAATGGAATTGTACCTTCTGCCCATTTAAAGATAATTCAGAATTATGTGGAGTATCACAGTAAAAATCGTATATTAAAACAATAAATTAAAAATTATGAGTAATAAAGAAATGACATTAACTAGTGTAAAAGTTCAAAGTGATTTATTTGAAAATTTCAAAATTGAATGTGTTAAACGTAAATTTTCTTTCCAAAAATTATCTGATAGAGCAATTCATTTGTTCTTAACAGATGAAGAATTTAGGAAAAAAATTACTAATCATACAAATTTAGATTTTACAGAAAAATAAATTATGAAAGAAGGTTATATTAAGCAATCAGATAGGAAAAAAATATTACTCCTAACTGATGATATTAGAGTACATTCAGGAGTAGCTCAAATTGGGAGAGAAATGGTTTTACACACTTCTCACAGATATAATTGGGTGCAACTAGCAGGTGCTGTAAAACACCCTGAAAAAGGAAATAGAATTGACTTATCAGAAGATAATAATAAATTGTCAGGTATTGATGATTCATCTGTTATTCTATACCCAACAGATGGATATGGTAATCCTGATTTATTGAAAAGTGTTATTGAAACAGAAAAACCAGATGCTATTTTCTTAATTACAGATCCAAGATATTTTCAATGGGTATTTCAAATGGAAAATCAAATTAGGAAAGAAATCCCTATTGTATATCTTAATATTTGGGATAGCATGCCCGCTCCAATGTATAATAAAGAATTTTATGAGTCATGTGATGCTTTGTTTGGAATATCAAAACAAACAAAAGCTATTAACGAAATTGTTTTAGGTGATAAAGCTAAAAATAAAGTTATAAAATATGTTCCTCATGGTTTAAATAATAAAGTATTTCGTCCTTTAAATAAAACAAGTGAAGAATTAAATAAGTTTAGAAAACATTTATCAAAAGGTAAAGATTGTGACTTTATGTTATTATTTAACTCTAGAAATATTAGACGTAAAGCAATATCAGATACAATTTTAGCTTGGAAATTATTCTTAGATGAATTATCAAAAGAAAAAAGAGATAAATGTACTCTAGTCCTCCATACAGAACTTGTAAGCGAGCATGGAACAGATTTAGGAGCAGTTATTGAATATTTCTTCCCTGAAAATGATGGTAATATTGTAATTTCAGCAGATAAACTTACAACAGAACAAATGAATATGTTGTATAATTGTGCTGATGGAGTTATTTTAGTTTCTTCTGCTGAAGGGTGGGGATTAGCATTAACTGAATCATTATTAACTGGTACACCATTTATTGCTAATGTAACAGGTGGAATGCAAGATCAAATGCGTTTTGAAGATGAAAATGGTAATTGGGTTAATTTTGATAAAAATATCCCATCTAACCATAGGGGTACTTATACTAAACATGGAAAATGGGTATTACCAACCTTCCCAACCAATTTATCAATTGTTGGATCCCCAGTAACACCATACATTTATGATGACAGATGTTCTTATGAAGATGTCGCTGATAGAATTATGGAAATGTACGAGATGGGTGATGAAGAAAGACGTGAGAGAGGTAAAGCAGGTATGGAATGGGCTTTATCAGATGAAGCAGGATTTACCTCAGAAAAAATGTCTAATCGAATTATAGAAGGATTAGATGAATTATTTGATACATGGACACCTAGAGAAAAATTTGAATTTCTAAAGGATACTGACTTTGAATCAAGAGTTTTAAAACATAAAATAATTTACTAAATGAAAAATACATTTTATATAAGTTGCCCTATTGACACCTATTCAGGGTATGGAGCGCGTTCTAGAGATTTTGTTAAAGCATTAATTCAAAGTGAAAAATATGATGTTAAAATATTACCACAAAGGTGGGGAGGTACCCCATTTGGTTTTATTAAAGATCATCAAGAAGAATGGGGATTTTTAAATTCACATATATTAAATTTACCTAATAACCAATTAGATAAACAACCTGACATTTGGTGTCAAATAACAGTACCTAATGAATTTCAAAAAGTTGGAAAATATAATATTGGACTTACAGCAGGGATTGAAACTACTACTTGTGCTCACCAATGGATTGAAGGGTGTAATAGAATGGATTTAATTTTAACTTCATCTAAACATAGTAAAGATGTTTTTGAAAAAACTACTTATAATGGTAAAAATCAAAATGGGGAAGAAATTTTACTAAAATTAACAACCCCATGTGAGGTTTTAATTGAAGGTGCTGATTTAGATCTTTACAAACCATTAGACACCCCAATGACTAATAATGATTTATTTAAATCAATTGATGAAATTCCTGAATCCTTTGCTTATTTGTTTGTAGGACATTGGATGCGTGGTCAATTAGGTGAAGATAGAAAAAATGTAGGGTTATTAATTAAAGCTTTTTATGAATTGTTTAAAAATAAAAAGAAAGTACCTGCTTTAATTTTAAAAATAAGTGGTGCTGGGTCTAGTTATATGGACAGATATGAAATGCAAAAAAGACTACATTCTATTCGCAATAGCGTTCCCGCAAACCAATTACCTAATATTTACATTCTTCATGGGGAATTTACAAATGAGGAAATGAATGAGTTATATAATCATCGTAAAGTTAAAGCAATGGTTAGTTTAACTAAAGGTGAAGGGTTTGGAAGACCTTTACTAGAATTTAGTTTAACTAATAAACCAATAATTACTACAGGATGGTCAGGTCATGTTGATTTCTTAAAGAAAGAATTTACAGCTTTAATGGATGGTAAATTAGCTCCTATTCATAAATCTGCCCAACAAAAAGATATGTTAATAGAAGGTTCTCAATGGTTTAATGTTGACCACGGTCAAGTAGGACATTATTTAAAAGACGTTTTTGAGAATTATAAAGATTGGAAAGTAAAAGGTAAACGTCAAGGATATTCTAGTAGATCTAATTTTAGTTTTGAAAAAATGGAAGAACAATTAGAAAGTCTTCTTGAAAAATATCTACCTACATTTTCAGAACAAGTTCAATTCCAACTCCCAAAATTAAAAAAAGTATAAATGGATAATATGATAACATGCCCTAGATGTGGGTCAGATGCTTGCTATGTTCAAGAAGTAAACCATGAAATTAATAACTACCAATGTTATGGTTGTGGGTTTATTACTAATAGTTTATTAAAAAAAGATTCTAAATTTTTTGAAGAACAAATAGAACTTCTCCCCAACTTATATAAAGAATTAATGGGTGAGGATGATGAAGGAAAAGTTTGGATGCCTTCAACTATTAATTTACCTGAAAAGGGGATGATATTTGCTAATGGAACTAGTAGTGAAAACTGGAAGTGGGGAGCAGTAAAAGCAATTGAAGTAAACGAAGAAAATAAAGAAAAATATCCAATCCCAGGTAAAAAAGGTGAGTTTTACAAATATAGAATGGATATGGAAACTATTCAAGAATTTGAAGAAAAGGATTATATAGAAGCTTTAGATTATATAGGGATTTTTAACCAAAAATAAGATAAAATGAAAATTAGTTACGCAATAACAGTTTGTAATGAAATTAAAGAAATTAAAAC